TTACTTTTGATAAACTTTCAGAGGACGGCTCAATGCAGTCGGACTCAATAAATGTTTCAATAGATAATGTAAGTGGGGCTTTAACTTCTGAAGCTTTTGCAAGTGAGTGGAGAAATAACAGATGCAAAATCGAAAGAATTATTTACACGCCAGCAAGTGATGTAATAGATGGTGAAGCCTATGAGTATGGGTATGGTGACAGCTTAGATGGGTATCCCAAGCTAGACATATTAGGATTAACTAAAGACCAATACATATTATTCGAGGGGATTATTGATACTTTTAATGCTACAGAGCAGTCGTTAAATGCTACACTAACTTCACTATTTACAAATTGGTCGAAAGCATACCCAGATAGAACATTTAACCAAAACGAGTTTACTTCAGTAGTAGATGCCATTACTGAAGAAGTTTATTGGGGTAGAGAGAAAGTTGTTTAATGAAGCATAACTGTTTTAGCTACTCTTATGAGCGACTAAAGTCTGTTTATGGAGATAGAATACCTAATGAGTGGAGATGCTATACTGAAGAAGACTTTGAGCATTTCAGTACAAACGCAAGTAAGTACCTAGCTAGAAAAATACATTATAGTTATTTTGAAAGCTTTTGTGACTCTGTGCCTTTTGCACGGGAAAACGATATAATATTAACTAAAGATAGCATAGGAATTGCTATTAATCAGTACAAGTATATGACATTGAAGCTAAGAGCTGGAAAGCCTTGTATAGTTGATATAGAAAAAAAAGATAAAATAATGAGGGTACGAGATGAGTAAAGTAGTAAAAGTAGTTGCAGGAGTAGCACTATTAACGGTTGGTGTTGGTGGGTTACTTGGTTTTGCAGGGGTTCAATTCGGTACTTCAGTTATAGGTGGCTATGCCTTGCAGGCAGTATCTCTTTTATCAGGGGTTTCGCTGGTAGGGAGTGCGTTAGCCCCAGAGTTACCAGATACATCGGGAGCAGATGCTTATGCAGGTCAAAAATTACAAACTAAAAAGGACAATGTGTCGGCAGTACCTATTATATTTGGTGAAAACAGAGTAGGTTCTAATATTATATTCCAAACTGCTAATAATTATGGGGGAAGCTCAAATAATAAGCACTATTGGGCAATTCAAGTATTATCAGAAGGAGAGCTAGAAAACTTTATTACTTTATATGCAGGGGAAGATGAAATGTCCTACAAGGGAAATTTTGCTTTTACTACTACTTATGCCCATTGCAGGGTATACCCTACTTCAGGCGACTCAGGAACGGCATTAACAGCTACAGAATTTGCCAAGAATGAAGCAGGCGACATTATTAATGGACAAAATGCAGATTTAGCAAATGATAATTTTATTATTCCACCAAATGTGGCTTTTATTGCCGTACACCAAGAATATGATGCTACAGATAATAAGCATACACAACTAGACGCAATAACAGCAACAGTAAAAGGTCAAAAAATAAACGACATTAAAGATGATGTTGTAAATAATAATATTTACTACTTTTCTAGTGGTACTTATTCCTCTAGTAGCTCTGGCGAGTCTAATTTATTTGATGGCAATATCTCAACTACAGGATACAGAGTTGCAGGAGATAATCTATCATTAGATATGGACAACAGAATTCAATTCAATTCTACATCTTCTACATCTCCCCGCAATCAGACTTTAATAATAAGTGCTGAGATTTATATTAAGACAGATATTGGGTTGGAAATATTTGCCAAGGATGCCGATGGAACATCTTTTGGCGACCCTGTAGTTGTGTCAGCAGGATATGAGGGCTGGATAACTTTAGACAATAGTGATGCCCTAGATTGGTATTCAGAGGAAGAGCTGTCGGACTATTGGGATATTATATTTACGGGGAGTGGAACAGGGTCAGACCTAGAGGTTGAAATTAGAGAAATTAGGAATGTTGAATGGCTAGAAAGAGATTATTCGTATAATCCTGCAAGTCAAGTATTGAATCTACTAACTAAAGGGTTAAATATACCACCAATATCTATTGATTATCCTAGCTTTATAAATGCTTCGCAAAAGTGTAGCTCTTACGGATATTCATCTAATATTGTATTTAATAGCCAAAGAAATATACAGTCGTGTATTGTAGATATTTTAGCTACTTGTAGAGGGCAAATAGTATTAAGCCAAGGAAAGTGGAAGCTAAAAATAGATGAAAAGGGGTCTTCAGTAGCGAAAGCATTAACAGTAGGAGATATTCTAAATGGATCACTTAATGTGTCTATGAAAGGATTTCAAGAGATAGCAAACAAAATAGAGCTAAAATATATTGAGCCTAATGATAATTGGTTAAGTGCTAAAGCGAGTAAAGAAGATAGCGACTTGATTGCGATGGATGGACAATCTAACGTGAAAACTTTAGACATTAAAGGGGTTACTAATTCTCTACAAGCGAATAAACTAGCCGAGATAACATTAAATTCTATGAGATATACTGAAGATACTGAGGGCAACAGAATTAAACAAGCACCACTAGCTATAAGCTTTGCAACTACTGTTAAGAATGCTGAGTTAGAAGTCGGAGATGTAATATCTTTAGACCACAACCTACTAGATAGGACTAGAAAGTTTATCTTACTATCAGTAGAAACAGGACAGGGTGGAGATATTCAAATATCAGCTAGGGAGTATTGCGAAACACACTATAAAAATAGTGCAGGGGTCTATCTAATTTAGATATAATATATACAGCTAGAGAGAAACTACAACAAAACTTTCATTTTCTCCTTACACACAAAAGATTTTTAACATATTCTCTAGCTACCATAACAAGGGGTTTCTTCTCCTCCCTTGTTTCATTTAGTAACACTACAAACACTCCTTATTTTATCTGATAATCAAATTAAGAAGACTTTAAGACACAAAAAGGGAAAAGAGAGAAAAAAGATAAACACAAAGCGGAAAAGGCAAAAAGGCAGGGACGAGAAGATAAGAAAAACAAAGGAAGAAAAAGAAGAAAACGGGCGGACTAAAAACGACCCACCAGCAAAACCAAG